TTCGGTAAGAGAAAGCATAATAGAAGGTAATATAAGAAAAGTATTAGAGACTATATTACAAGATACATCTTATGAAATAGGATATATAAGCCCTAAATTAGATGATGTTATAGGGACTATAGAGATAGAAAAACCTACTCCAATTTATAGTGCTATACAACAATGTATACCTATATTTAAAAACATAGAAATAGAATTTGATTTTGAGTTAATTAATAGCATAAATGGAAAATATAGAAAGATAATAAATATATATGCAGATGGAGAACGTGGAAGAAAAACTTATAAAAGATTTGATTATGATTTTAATACATATGGAAGTAGTAGAGATGGAGATGCTATAGAATTTTGTTCAGGATTAATTCCTGTAGGCTCAAATGGAATTGGAATAAAAGAAATTGAATGGTATAAAGCAAATGGATTTCCTTTAGATAAACCTTTAGGACAAGATTTTATAGTTGATCCAGAAGCACATGATATGTTTAGTAATGAAGGAAAATATATTTTAAAACCTTATGAAACTAATGATAGTAATCCCTCTGAATTAATTTGGAATGCTTATTATAAATTACAAGAATTAAAGAAAGAAAAATATACATATGATATACCTATATATCTTACTGAACAAGAATATGACGATATTGAAATAGGCGATACAGTATATATTGTAAATGATAAATTTTATCCTTCTATTCAATTAGAAGCTAGAATAACAGAATTACAATTATCTGACAACAAAGAAAATAACAAAGCTATATTTGCAAATTATAAGGAAGTAAGAAGTAATATAAAAAATTTAGATAGAGACAGTATTATAAACGAAGCTATAAAGAAAATAAATGATATAGGTATAGGCAAATTAACTATAGCAGATATTCTTACTTTAAAAGAATATTTAACTAAATTAGGAATAGAAGAAAAAGAAATTGATGAAATATACAATAAATTAATAAATGAAATTAATCCTGCAATACCACAATTACCAGAAATAGCAGAAGATAGTGAAGACTATACTAAAATATATGTAAATAGTACGGATGGAGGGCTTTGGATTGGTGATGAACGTATAGCGGATATTAGAAAATATAAATGTGCAACAATTACTAGTGAAGAAGGAGATGCATCTACAGATGATGATCCTAATGGAACAATACCTCCAAGTTCGCAAATAAATCAGGAATATTATGAAGCTGTACAACATTATAAAACTTTTAATTTAGGAACAAAGCAAAATACTACAACTGTAAGTAATATATTAAGTAGTAATAATAAATACAAATTAAATATAATTGTTCCTTATTGGGCAGAAAAATTTGGATTAGATAAAAACTTAGTAGTAGCTGTAATAATAGCAGAGAGTGGTGGAAATCCAAGTGCACATGGCAAAAGCTCTGGAAGTGGATATGGAGCTATGATGTGTGAACGTAGTGCATTTTTTGGAATAAAGCAAACAATAAAATTTCTAGATGGGACAACAAAAAGTTTTACTCCATCTTATTCAACTATGCAACCATATGCAGCAGGAAATATTATTTTAAATGGAGTTAGTGTAGATAAGAATATAAGTAACCAAATAATGTTTGGCTGCAATGAAATGAGAATAAATATAGAACAGTTTAGAGGAAATATATTTGCAACTTTGGTAGGATATAATTTTGGACCAGGGGGAGTATATTGGTGCATATGTAAATATATAGCTGAAAAATATAACTATACATTTGTTAATAAGAGAAGTTTATCAGCACAAAGCAATCAAGTTAAAGCAAAATATTATGAAGAACTAGAAAGTGGAAGATGTAATTGGGGAAGTTATAGACAACAATATAAAAATACATGGGGAGCAGGTACGCCTACAAACATAGAATTATATTTACAATGGTATAAATCAGAAAATGGACAATTACCATATTATATTGATTCAAGTGGAAATAAAATGGGATATGGAGTAGGCAAGATAAAAACAGAAGTTAAAAATAATATAGTAACAACAACTAATATAACAAGCAATGTATCTACTGTATCACAAAAAAAAAGTGGTAGTGAGATAAGAGAAATAATTGTAGATACAGCAAAAGCTATATGTCAGCAACATACTGACAAGTTAGCAACATACGACCAAACATATAGAACAGTAAATTTTAGAAAACCTAGAAAACATCCTGGAACATTCTATGGACTAAGCAATCCTATTTGTTATGATTGTTCATCGCTTGTTTCATGTGCATATCTAGAAGCAGGATTAGAAAGTGCTTATTCAGCTAGTTGTTATTATGGAACATTAGTAGCTAATACAACTAAAAAAGATGGATATGTAATGTTTAAAATAACAAAAGAAACAATTGAAAATATGTTACCAGGGGACATAATAATGATGTGTAATAAACAATGTCCAACTACTTTTACAAGAACTCAAGCTATAAAAGTAGGCTTTACTCATCACACACTTATTTATTGTGGAAAAGAAAATGGAACGCATATGGTTGCCCATGCTAGACAGTGGGCTTACTGGCCTAATGCAATTCGTTATATGGCAGTCTATTCAGATATTTATAAGTATGGATTTTGTTTACGTCCATATGATTTAGTAGAAGCTGATAAAATAACAAATAATAATAATAGTGGTGGAAGTGCAGGTTCTGAAGGATTAGATACTGGAAGTAAAAGTGATATTGGAGATTCTATAGTAGAAGAGATGAATGAAGTTACTTTAAAAGGAGTTGTAGGAGCTATACCTAGTGACTATTATAATGATGAAACTTTAATAAAAGTTGTTGAAAAAAATAATAGTTACGATTATTTAGATTATCCTTCTACCGTACCATATATTTATACTCATTTTGGAATAAATGATCTTACTAATAAAGGAGTACAAGAATATAAAGATTTAATATTAGCTTTAAAATCTTCATATGTAAATACTCCTATTTTTATTGCAAGTGAACTTAAAGTAAATAGTAGTTATACAGAATATCAAACTGTAAATGATAATATAGACTTATTTAATGCACAAATGCAAAATTTTGCTAATACAGAAGAAAATATTATTTATTTAGATATAAATGAAGGTCTTACTTCTAATGGTATGGTAGATAGTAATTATTCAAGTGGAGGATATAGATTTGACAGTAAAGAAAATTCTCAACGATATTACAATATAGTAAAAAAACATATACTTAAAAAAGCAATAGGTGGCATATATAATCCAAGTACTCCAGAAACTAAGCCACAAGATAAGTCAGAGGATGAAGATAAACCATATGAGAATGTAATTAACAATGTAAGTATAGTAATGTATCACAATAATACTTATAAGTATGATGTGGTTAAAAATATTACATTTTTATTACCAAGTGCAGTAAAAGAAAATTATTGGAGTAAATTGAAATTTCATACCAATAAAAATTCTGAACCTACTAAAGTAACACAAAGTAAAATACTATATTTAGAAGGAACTGATTGTAAAGCAGGGCAATTAATCCCAAATGCCGATACAGAATATAATATAACAGTTATGGCCTCTACTAAAGATGATAAAGTAACAGAAAAATATTATGGAGTAGTATCAGGGCTTGCAAAAGGAGGAAGTTACAAAGATTTTTCAGATTTCGTAGGTAAAAGTGATATTGTAAAACTAGCAAAAACTTATTACGACAATAAAGAAAAATTTAAATATAATGCTCCAACAGCACTTAATTATACAAATCCACAAGCTAATATAAGTAAATGGAAAGTAGATGGATTATTTAATATAGATGGTTCTACATTTGTAAAATTATTATGTATGGGATTATCTTATGATAAATCTCCTTATGGAAAAACAACAAGTAAATTAAAGAAAGATCCTAATTATGCATGGGCATTTACATTTCCAAGAACAGCAGCAGAACAAGCACAATATTGTGTTACACAAGGATGGGTAATGGGAGGAATTGATGTTACAAATTGGAGTAATGTAGAAGCTGGTGATTTGTTATTTTGGGATAGAGACGGACAAGAAAATGGAAGATATATGTCAATTTCACACGTTGCAATGGTATATGGATTTGATGAAGAAGGAGATGCACTTAGTATAGAAGTAACAAATAAAACACCTTGTATTGTAATAAAAAAAATAAAACAAAACACAGATGATAAATTATTATTTGTAGCTAGAATTAGGAAGGAGTAAATATGAGTGATATAGTAGAGAGTAAACAAAACTATGATAAAACTGCTGCATCTTTACAAAACTTAATACAGAAAATATTAGAAGCTGGTGAAATTACACAAGATGATGACAATGAATTAGTAGATTTACTTACTGAATATGATAAGCTATATAATACAATAACAAGTTCTATACAGGAGCAGAAAAATAAAACAATAAGACAAGAAATAGATGAACTAAAAAATAATAAAATAGGTGCAACAGTAGATGATTTATTAAATATTTTAACGGAAAATGGAAGAAAGACTTTTATATATAAAGATGATGATAATAACATTTTAATAGATATGAAAGCTATTCCATCACTTGTTATGTTAGTTAATAAATTTAAAATGATAGCAAGTGATGGGGAAGATGAGTCTAGTATAGTATTAACTCCTAATTTTATAGAACTATTATCAAACTCTGATATACTTTTAAAAGCTAAAAATATTAATCTAGAAGGATTGGTTACAGCTAATGGAAACTTCAAAATATTAGAAGATGGGTCTATAGAGGCCACTAATGGTAAGTTTGCTGGAGAAATAAATGCTGATAGTGGCAAGATATCTTCAGATCTTGAAGTAGAAGGATTAAATGTTTCTGGTGATATAACCACAAATACTCTTACAGTAAGTAAAATAAATTGCTCTAATTTACTTACTACAATAGGAAATAATATAAATATAATAATAGATGCTTCTTCAACAAATATTACTGATACTCTAGAAAATGGAGCAATTTACAGCTCCTTACAAAAATGTATTAATGATATTCCAAAAAATTTTAATGGATATATAGTAACAATTACTGTTGATTCAGAACTATCTGAAAGGATTCAAGTTGTAGGATTTAATGGTGGAGAATTAAGAATACAATTTAACGGCAATTTGAACGGGTTCATATATACAGCTGATAATACTGCTAAAGTTCTTATAAGAGGAAAAGGAACTACTACTCAAACCCTAAAATATAATTATAAGACAACTGGTAATCTTAACATGAGAGAAGAAGGTAATTCTTCTGCCACATTAGTTCAAACACTACCTCCAGGAGCGCAATTGCTGGTAACGGAAATTGATGCTAACAATTGGGGCTATACTACATATAATGGATTATCAGGTTGGATATCACTCAATACTGCATATACAGAAAAAGAGGAAGTATATGAGACTATAGGAACATCAACAGCTATTATTCCGGACACATTAGTGAAAGATGGAGTTCACCAAAGTTCAGTATTTGTTGATAATTGTAATTATGTAAGCATATCAAACATTGAGGTGTATTCAAAAACAGAGACTGATAGCTACGCCATAAAAGGATATAGAAATTCCTTCATAAACGCAAAAAATGTAAAAGTTAATGGTTCTGAAAATGGAATAATAGCTCAGCTAGGTACAAAAATATATACATCTAATATGACTGGAAAGGTTAATAATATAGCTGATAATGCTATAATGGGTAGTACTATTTATATTGAGGATGGAACTAATATAAATGGGTTATTGAATCATGATAGTACTTCACAGATAATATATAACAGTAATAATGTTACTCAAGATACTACGTCTGAAGTAGGTACTAATGATAATACGAGTTCAACATCTTCTATAGTTACTTTGAATAGCATAAGAGGTAATGCATATCGACATAATGTTTACACTGGATGGAAGAATGATAACACTGCACGACAAGGAGATTACGGATATGGTGACTGTGATGGTATTTGGTTATTTGACACTCAATTCTCATCTAAATTAAAAGATAAAACTATTAATGAAATCACTCTTACTGTAACAAGACAAGCTGGCGGTATTTCTGGTGAAAAAACTGCTACTCTTAAAATGCATAATCATACAACTGAACCTTCAGGAGCGCCTACTTTTCTAAGTACATGGAGCCTTGATTTTGGAATAAATGTAAATGAGACAAAAACAATTAAAATTACAGATTCAACAGTATTAAATGCAATAAAAAATGGAGAATGTGTAGGATTTGGAGTACAAGGAACATATGATAAAAATCATAGCTCTGCATAATCATGTAATTGAACTCCAAGAAGCTGAGCCCTTTCTCCATCCGCTGCTTGTAGCACTCCGCACGAAGCATATTATTGACGGAGAAACATGCGCCCACTTCCCGGAGAAGTTCCACATAATTGAGCTTCAGCAGCCAGTCGGCATTATTGAGCATCAGCGCCTTCCCTTCGCTGAAATCGATGAATTTGCTCATCTGCTTCTTAAAGCAGTCGCAATTGTGCTGGATGGTCTCCACCGTCATCATAGAACGCATATCAGAGCGTCCGGAGGGATCTCCGATCATGCCTGTGCCGCCGCCTACCAGAGCGATGGGGCGGTTGCCCGCCATCTGAAGCCGCTTCATTAAGCACAACGCCATAAAATGACCCACGTGGAGGGAGTCGGCGGTGGGATCAAAGCCAATGTAAAAGGTTGCTTTTCCGTTGTTGATCAGCTCTTTGATCTCCTCTTCGTCGGTCACCTGTGCGATAAGCCCTCTGGCCTTCAGTTCATCATAAATGGTCATATTTCTTT